TTGATCTGCAGGAATTTGAACATCTTCAAATTTAGGTGCAAGTTCTTGGGCCTTTTTATTAATGTTAGAAATGTTATTTTGGAACTCTTCTAATCCATTAATGTTTGCACCAATTTTTTCACCAACTTTTTCAAAACCACTTTCAAGTGCATCTAAAGCTTCATCAGCAACGCCGCCAATATTCATTTTTTCTGCAAGTTCTGAAAACGCTCCTGTTAGATATTCCACACCTGCCGCAATAGCAAGTCCTGATGCTATAATAGGATTGGCGGCCGCCGCCAAAGCCATTACCTTAATGGCTCTAGTTGCTAAAACTATACCTTTTACAAATGTGCTACCAAACGCAAATGCTAATGAACCAACTACTGTGGCAATTTTCAATGCAAAGAAGGCCGCAAACGCTTTACCTAATAAATCTATATTTGCAATAACAAGCACCATTGCTTCTTTTGCAAACAAGAACGCTTTTGTAAGATTGATACCAATCTCTTGAACAAGTTGTTGATTGTTTTCAATAAAGTTGGTTATTTCTACAGCAGTTTGTCCAAGTGCTTTTGCAAAACCTTGACTACCTATTTGATCTGCCGCATTGGCAATAGCAATTTGTAAGTTTGAAAATTGCGTGGAGACATTGTTTATTCTGTTGACTGTTGCTCCACCAAATCTTTCTCTTATTCCATCACTTAATGCAGTTAGGATTAAATTAGCACCTTCAGCAGTCTTACCTAAATCACTTAATTGTAATCTATTTCTACCTAGTTTTTCTTGTAAGATGTCAAATACAGGAATACCTCTATCTGCAAGTCTGTTTAATTCTTCAAGACCCAAACCACCTGCTGTTGTTCTTGAGAACAAATCAGTTATGGCTTGTAATGATCCTAATTGATCTGTTGTCACAGCGGCCGCATCAGTAAACAATGTAAGCAATTCTGATGTTGGTTCAATGCCGATGGCTTTGAGTTTGATAAAAGTCTGTGTTAATTCTTCAACACCAAACTGTGTTTGTGTAGAAAATTTTGAGATAAAATCAAATGCTTGAGCACCTTCTCTTGCTCCACCTGTGACTGTTGCAAGTGTAGTTCTTAAATCTTCAAATCTTGCAGTAGTTCTAACAATGTTAGAAACTACATTTGCACCACCAATAGCTCCTAATGCCGTAGCGGCTAATCCAGCCACACGGTTGACACCTAACAATCCTTTGTTTAGATTGCTTAATCTTTGACTGACATTAGATAAAGCTCTTTGTGTTTTATCTAATACGCGGATTTCTATTTGTTGTGTTGCCACGGTTCATTGTCTCCTTTTGTGCATCTTGCTGTATTTTGAACCAAGCACCCCAAATTTGCAATTCTAGGACACTGAGTTGCATTGTTTCTTCAATACTTTTACCCAGCGTTTCTGCTACCTTAATAACTAATTGAAGTTCAGTGTCCTCATTTAGTTTTTTGAGATGTCCTCATAATCTGAGGTTGCATTGTTCAATTCAGCACATACCCTTAACAACACACCAGGATCTGCTTCATTCATTAAAGTATTTTTGTCAAATTTTGTAAACATTGGCTTACCTTCTGGGTCCAATGCCTTTTGAATTAAACTTTCAACTAATGCTTCCACAGTCTTACCTTGTTGTTGCAATTGAAGAATTTTACTTTCAACTGCAAAAGGATATGTTCCTTTGTGGTAGATATCAGTCTTCCACTCTGGAACTGTTATTTTTTGCAATCCACCAGACAATTTCTCTTTGAAATGTCCTGTGATATTGTTCATTACATTACTCATCTATATCTCCTTTGTGATATCTCCCGTGTAGTAGGCCCTAATATACCACGCGGTGCTTGTTTTGAGCGGCCCTTTTCTAAAAGGTCAATGTAGGGCACGCGGTTGACAATGCGTTTTTCATTAGTCGCATTTTCAAGGCGCCAACCACGTCTTGCTTGTCCCTTGTCTATTGGTGTATTCTTGCGAGCTACAACCAAAGTATCTTGTGCCACTCTGGTCATGATACGATCTACTTCTCTTTCTAGATTGCCCATAACCTTTTTAGTGCCTTGAACCCTAATACTTAACATATTACGCCTATGCGTTATACGCTTGAACGTCCATAGCACCTGTGCCTTGGAAGTTCACTGTTGCTGTGACTAGATCATCAAAACTTGCTGTTCTTGAAACAGAAGTCACAATAACCTTGCCTGAGAATTTTTCACCAGCACTACTGCTTGGATAAAATTCAATAAACAGATCCCCATCGTTGTCTGGTCTGAAAGCATCTGAAGCCGCAGTATGACCATCGTCATATACTACTTCCATACTTCCTGTGAACTGATGTAGTCCGTTTTTATATGTTCTCGCCGCATCGCCCATAACAGTGTCTTCAATAACATCTTTAGTATGTTCTACTGTCCAGGAACGAACTTCAGCGATTGCAGATTCACCTGCAGAGTCAGAACCAATTTTTACTTGGCCGTTTTCACCTGTGTAAGTTGCCATCGTCTATTCCTCCTTGTTGGCAGTTGCATCATCGTCTAAATCAATATCATCAACAAGCTCTTCATCAAAGTCTTTGCTCATTTCTTCTATTTCATCTTCAAATGATGTTTCTATAGAAGTCACTTGGGCTTCAGCAGTAATTTTATTCTTACTGCCTTTGCGTTGTGACTTTTTTTCTGAAGGGGGTGTTAAACTCCACCCTACTTCAAGAAATCTTTCAACACGATCATCTTGGATATTTTCCCAAGTGCCGTCTTTGTACATTTTTACATATTTTATTGGCATTATGTTGCTCCTTTAGTAAATGAATAATGAACTTCAGCTGTTAATACAAATTCACCCAAAGGTGCTGTTCGTTCAATTATTTCTATTTGTGTGACATGGGTGGTAGATGCACGAGCGGCATTTAGTTCTCTATCTCTATTTGCGTTTAGAGCTTCTTCAATGCGTTCAATCAGTTGGTTGCGTTTTGTATCAACAGTTTGAACTGTGCCTTTTCTACCATCAGAACGCACAATGCCTCTAATGGTCACTTCCAATATCCCACGACGATAACCACCCATTGCTTGATCTTCGCGTGTTTCATTGCCTGATGTCACAAGCAACGCTGGGAATTGGGTAATAGCTAATTTTTCTACATCAAAAGGTTCGCGTGTCACGAACACTGGTCTTGGCGGTGTCATGTCCGTCAAAACTTCTACTATATTGTTGGTAATATCTTCTCTGTTAGACACTTGACCCTACCTCATTAGACGTAGGTGATGTGTCGCTTCTTTTTCTGAGTCTGTGACTGTGCCAGAAGAGTCCAAATCGTATTCTACGCCATCTCTTAAAACTAAATCTAATTCTCTGCTATATTCACCTCTGTAAAACTCCATCTTACGTTCAAAGATATCTGTTTCAGGTTCAAATTTAGCAAGTTTAGGATAGATATGAAAGCCTAGTGCATGATAGCAAGCCGCACGTGTCAATTGACTTGCAGTGTATAGATCTTCGTCTGGCTCTAGTTCATGTCCAGCTAGATATTTGATATCATAGCGTCCGTGATTAACTGTGGGCCACCATTGGATACGCAAATCTCTCAATACATCTGCTTGTGCTTTGGTTATTTCTTCTGAAAAGTCAGGGATACCATAGTCTAATATGTCTGGTTCGTAATCTTGTATATCTGCTATGGTCAATAATGTGATTGCCATGGAGTTCTGCTCCTTTATTTACAGGGTAGGTCCTTCCTACTATCCTTCATGTGTATTTATGTGTATAACAGAAATAGGCGACAAAAGCCGCCTATTCCCTAAACTTTTGGTTTCAGTTATTATAACTGAGCGTCACCAATGATTCCAACGCCATATGCGTCAAACAGCTCAGATACACCGTAAGCCATAGAACCAACATATTCAGTTGCTCTTAAACTTGCGTCTCTTTGCTCTTCAATTCTCATATCACGCTTGACCATGTATGCGATAGCATCGCTTGACATTGCCGCACCAACGAATGCACCAGCTGAGTCACCTGTGATTACAGTTGATTCAAAAATGTCAATACCAGCAATACGACCAACAAAGCCGTCCATCAATGCCTGATTACCTACGTCACTTAATGAGTGGCTCATAGTTGCACCAGCATTTGTTAACTGCTTCTTAAGTTGGAATGCTTGGAATGGATGTAGCACTGCTACATATGGTCCAGGAGCATTGTTGTTTCTTAAAGTAGCCGCCGCTTTGAAGATATCTTCAATAGTGATTTCAGCCGCACCTGATCCAACAGTGTTTGAAAAACCACTGAATAGTCCAGCTAGGTCTGTGTCTACTTTAACAGCCATGCCTTCACCAATCTGACGTCCAATAGCCGCCGCAACATCTTCAGCCGCGCCTTCTTGTGCAATGTCAGACAGTGTCACTAACACACCTTTTTCTGCCGCTGTAATTGTAGCAACGTCAGTTGAAAAAGTTGTTGGTGTTGAAATGTCAGTTCCTTCAGTAAGATCGCCAGCCGCGATTGTGCCGTACTTTGGAACCTGTGCTACTAAACCAGGTGTTCCCACCATGTTGTAGCTTCTAACCAGCGGACGAATCACACTTTTTTCAGAAAGTGTAAAAAGAGCCGCCTGAACTATATTTGCATATAGATCATTTAAGGTAGTTGAAGTTGTATTTGCCATGTTATTTCTCCTTTAGATAGCATTTACATTCTAACCCCTTTTGCCTTCATAATCTCACGATATTGGGCACGATGCTCAGGATTATTCATGTTTAATTTAGTCACATCTGTTTCTACCACAGGTGCCTGCTTACCTATTCCTTGTCCAGTTCCAGAACCACTTGGTCCTGCCTGCACAAAGTGAGGATTGGCTGTAAGGAATTCATTTACCAGTTGTGATACAGCGATAGGTTCTCCTTTATCATTGTATCTTACCTGTCCGTTTTGATCCACAACATCAACGCTACCTGCTTCGTTTAACTTTACTTGACCTTTAAGTAGTTGAACCACTTGCTGTGGATTAACTGCCTTATTGGCACTGGCTTCATTTAACAAAGCACCGTCAACTTTGATAGTATGCAATTCGCTTTCATACTGTTGAATTTTACCAGTGAATTTCTCCGCCTGTTCTTTCAACAATTTTTCAAACTCACCACGCTTTTCAAGTTCTTGTTGGCGTTGTGTTTCTTGCTTTTCTACCAGCTCGTTGTATAGATCTAGATCTACATTTGAATATTTCTTTTCAAACTTTGATCTTTCTCTTGCTACCCTTTCTGCCACAATGCGATTTACATCTTCTTGTGATAGTAGGTTTTCCTTACTGTCCTGTGTGTCTGCTACCTGTTCTTTTGCCTCTGGCTGAGCAACAGTTTGCTCTGTTTCATTTACCGCTGTTTCTGCGTTCGTCTTATTACCTCTTTCTAATTGGTTGAGTGCCCCCCTGCTTATGCAGTGATATTGTATTTAGCTATATTAGCTAAAAACCGTTTATTTACGACGCTTTCCGCCGCGAGTATTTTTTTTCTTCTTCTTTTTTCCACCACGCATTGCCATGATTTTTGTCTCCTCTGATTTGAAACGAGTGCGATTTCTAAAACTACGTCCAATAACGCCCCCAACTACTGAACTACCTGTCACCGCCATGCTCGTATACTCCAGTATGCTGGTGACAAATTCTTTTGTCCTTTTACCTGTTTGAGAACACCACCCATTCTTGCAAGAAAACTTCTCTGTCTTGCAGGATTGCTTTTTCTTATACGCATGGTAGGATCACCAAAGTTTACTTTGTTTATGTTGCCAGTTGATTTGTTTCTAACATACACTGAAAACTTTTTAGGTCCTTTTGGTGTTCTAAAAGGTTTGTTTAGTTTAACGTCGCGTCCTCTATATTTGGCCATCAACGACTCCTATTTTTTCTCACACGCTTTTGTAAATCTGTGTCATGTTTTTTACTGCCACGCATAAAACTATTTACTCTGGCCATTGCCCACTGTTGCATACCTATGCCTGGTCTAGAGCCTGATGTAAGAAATGCACCTTGTCCTCTACGATAAACTTGTTCTAGGATACGTGTGGTCACACCTTTTTTTGTTTTGGCTTTTGCCATAAGTGTCTTTTTTACTTTGGCACTAACGCTTTTTCTTCTTGCCAAGATTCACCCTCCTATCAATAAGACTTTGCGGTATAGGTTTGCCTGCTTTTGCTAATGTACTGATACGTTTTTGTAGGTTTGCTACCGCAGTTCTACGTGAGCCTTTTAGCCCACTCAAATACTTTTTAGGCAAGCCTGTTTTTTTATCTTTTGGAACAGCTCGTCTTTTGGCCATTATTGCAATCCAATGTATACAGCTATCACACTTGCAAAAGTAGATACAACAACACCACACAAAGTCCACATTGTATACCTTTCAATGTGTTTGAGATGATTGTCCTTGATGTTATCAAGAGTGTCTTCAATACGTTGAAAACGCTTTTCTAACTGTTCTGAATCAATCTTCATCAATGCCCTCCCAACTTGGATGTGGTGTGTTGTAATATTCTTTTAGTTCTTTGCTTCTTTCTAGTATTTCTTTGCGTCTTGCTCTGCAAAGATGAAACAGTTCTAAAAGATTGTTTCTCGCCCTCACGCCTGCTCGCCTAGAATCTTTCGTTTCAAACTTGTGTATATTTTCATTATACTCTGCCAACACTTCCCTAATCCTTTTTTCAGTGCCGTAAATAAATTTTCTATCTGGAACATACTCACCCATTAGCTCCACCAAACAGTTGTGCTATTTCAGGATGCAAAGATTTTATTTCTTCATCTGTATAACCAGCGTTAATCATTTCTCTCAAATGTTCTACTAGATCATCTGCTGATGTCACTGGTGTGTGGATTAACGTGTCTTTGGCTGGCCTGTTTTGTTCATACATTTCTTTAACATCTTCATATGGCATTTCTGTCACAGTTTCCAACATCATCTTTTCTACTTTGTCTAACAGTATAGGATCTGTTGGTTGACTGTCTTTTACCATCTTCAACATTGTAATGTC